AGGGCTTTATTCAGGCCTTATTATCTGGTGTAAATAATGCATGTGGTAATATGTGGGATTTTGTAATTAAAGCTAATCCAAATGACAACGGTCTAATTCAGGTCACAGATAATAATGTTGCAGAAGGCTTACTAAAAGCAAAAGCTCAAGGCCTTAAGGTATATCAATTAAAGTCTAATAATGTAAAGTCAATAATTACGAATGTATCAATAAATTCAAAGCTTCCAGATGCTATTAAGAATGCTGCATTTGCTGCGATGAGTGCAACTGAACCAGAAGCAACAACGAATGAAGATAATGTATTATTTAGGATGTATGGTACAGGAGTTGAAGATAGGTTTACGCAGTATGCAAAAAAGGCATTCACGGCAGCGAATGAAGAAGCAGATGAAGAGTTAGCAGAAAAGAAAAAGAAGGCTCAAAAGAAGATTGATAAATATGAAAAGAGGATTGCAAAAACTGTTACTGGTATGCTACCTTGGGATGATATGAAAGACTATTGGAATCAAAAAGCTATTGTAGATGAAAATTTTTCAATCTCTCCAGATGAAAAATATAAAATGTATGCATACTCATACTGGTATTCAATAACAACAGGAAAATCAGCAGATAGAAGAACATGCGCAGACAATCAAAAGGACTACTTGAAGGACATAATAATTACAGGAAAAGATCAAGGCCTTCAGACTGCAATGCTACCTATTGATTTAACATTTGATATATTAGGTTTGTCTGGCTTTTGGATGGGTAACGCAATAACACTAGCTTCAATGTCTGATGGCGGACTACTACCAGATAGATATGCAGGCCAAACATTATTTCAAGTATCAAAGGTTAATCACAAAATCGACAGATCAACTTGGAAGACCAGTGTTGAGTGCATGATGAGACAAACAAATGAATCAATACCTAAAAAGTCAAATAGAGTAATAAATATAGATACTAAAGAGGCCCAGTCATCTGCATATAATCAACCAGGTGATTATGAACCACCAAAACCAAAAGGTGAAGCAGAAGACTATCTTAACTATGATTCATTAAAGGCAACATATGAAAAGTTAGGCTATACTTTTAGAGAAAATGGGCAAGTAAATTCTGCAGGTATTAGAATAGCAAATCTTGCAAGATCGGGGGTAGGTAGCTCAAAGGGTAATGCAGGGTGGATTGATTGGTTTTGTATGGCATATAAAGATGAGAGTGGTAAGAAGGTTTTTGAAACATATCCATGCACAACTGTACCTGGAACAAGTGAGCTTAAAAAAGTGAATAAAGGTCATAGTTCTGGGGCTTGGGCAATATTAAAGCCAGGGTTTTATACTTCTCACATTCATGCATGGCATCCAAGATCAGAACCAAACTATAGAGGTGGAAGCCAACAAATAGGTAATGTTAGTGTTTATAGAGACGGAAATAGAGATCTTGTACATGACTTAAGTTCTACCAGCTTGATGACTGGTTATTTTGGGATAAATATACATAGATCACATGCAACTGGTAAGGCATGGAGAGTAGGTAATTATTCTTGGGGGTGCCAGGTATTCTTAAGCAACGCATCGTATCAAAGGTGGTTGGCTCAATTACATAGAAATCCAAAGCACGCTAAAAAGACACAATATGAAGTCATTGAATACGCACTGATTGATGAGGGTGATATGGAAATTAAAGTTTAGATACTAGGAGAATAATATGGCATGGGAAAATAGATTAATGAAAAAGCTACCACCATTAGAACAGGGTTTGACAGATAGAGAGGGTGCTATATATGAAGAGGCAAAAGAGCTAAATGCATTTGAGGAGAATGATAAAGGAGAATTTGCAGACAAAGAAGAACACTCAGCATATTCGATGACTAGTACGACATGGGAGTACCAAAGGCTTACAAATTCTGGGATTGAGACAATTGTCAATTTTGGAATACAACCAGAGTTTGTTTCACCAACAAAAAAAGACTATAGCAAGGGCTACTGGTTCAGATATTTTATAAAAAGATATGATGGCCCCGCAATAGAGACTAGCAAAGAACAGCTAAAAAATATAAAGGGTTCACTAGAAACTGCAAAAGAACTTTATAAAACAGCAGCAATCAAATGGCATTTATCACCAGAAAAGCTTAAGCTACCCATAGGGGGCTTAGATGCATCTGGTGTACTTTCAAAATTAAAAGCAATAGAAGTTGGGCAAATAGCTGGAAATATAAGCTTAATAAATGAAAGATATACAAAGATAGCAGATAAGCAATGTCCTGGGGTGATAGATTATATTGATGGAAGATATTCTGAATTTACTGTAGTTGGTGATGGATCTGTAGAAAGCAACTTATATACATCTGGTGGAGAATACTATAAACCAAATGGTTCAGATTATATAGGCTACTATCACATACACTCAGAGAAGGGACCAATGCAAGGTAGGTCTCATACAGATGATGCTCATGATATATTAGTTCATAGATCTAACTTAAGGTCTAAGTCCATACACACAAGTGGCAATAATAAAACTTCTTCATATTAATTTTTATAATTAAAGTATTTTTATTATATTATAAACATGGTTATAAAAGACATTATTAGCAAATGTAGCACGCTAGCAGATGATATTTCATTATTGCATTATCTAGAAAATAACTCTAGTATAGATATTGAATATATTACAACAAATGCACACAAATTTTACAAAAGATTGTATCCTAATAGAAATGATGTCGATGCGATCATTCCACGTACAAAGCACATAGAGAGATTGGCTCTACTTAAAGAACATCATGATAAGTTATATAATAATAACATAGCTGCTACCGAAATCTTCAATTTTTATAGGGACTCAATAATACCTACATTTAGAAATATAGAGAATAATAAGTTATATACGATTAGTGGTGAATATGAAAAGACAAGGTTTAATCTATTCACAACAACTGGTAGGCCTTCAAATAGTAATAATGGAATAAACTATGCAGCACTAAATAAAGAGGACGGCACAAGAAATAAATATACATCAAGATTTAAGGGTGGAAAGATAGTTGAAATGGACTATGATGCATTCCACTTGAGGTTAATTGCAGAGTTAATAGACTATAAACCCCCAAAAGAAAGCTTTCACAAGTATTTAGGAAGGCAGTATTTTAATACTGATAAGCTAACTGATGAACAATACTCAGAATCAAAAAAGATAACATTTAGAATTCTATACGGTGGTCTTCCAGATGAATATAAGCATATAGAGTATTTTTCGCTTATAAACGATTTAATTTTTAAGAATTGGGATATTTATAATAAATTAGGTTATATAGAAACACCAAGAGGTAAGAGGTTTTATAAGAAAAATTTGGGTAAGATGACTCCACAAAAGCTTTTTAACTATATAATTCAGGCATATGAAACTGAGTTTAATACACTTAGAATAGATGCTGTTTCTAATATAATAAAAGAATCAAAGATAATTCTTTATATCTATGATGCACTTGTATTTGATATGCATCCAGATGAATTATCTAAAATAAGTGAAATACAAAGGGAAATGCATTACCCAGTAAAAACCACTATAGGTAGTAATTACGGGGAATTGTCTGATATTTATATTTAATGGAAGAGTTATTCAAATTATTAAATAATAAGCTATGGATAGAAGTTAGCCCATCATTGGACACAAAAGACAATGAGTGGATAGCTGCAATCTATAAAAGATCTGATGGCAAATGGTTAGCAGAATTAACTAAAGGTGACTTTAGAACTGTTCAAGATGCTTATATTTGGGCATTCGCACAAGTAGAATCATATGAAATTTAGTATTAGTAAAATAGTAGATGAGTGGTCATATAGAGTCAAGGATGGATGCCCAGACCCAAATAATAAAGAGCATCTAAGAATACTGCCTGAAGTATTGTCTAGTTTTGACTTTTCAAGTAATGATGCATATGATATAGTATCGAACTTACAAAATCCTAATAAAAAAATAGAAGATTTTCAAAGATTCTGTGTAGAAATTGGAAAGACTTTAAGCGAAGAAGAGCTAATTACAGAAGCTTCAATCTCTCAGGCTAAATATCCAGCAGGAACTAAAATACAACTTAAGCCTGCTATGATAGATAAGGGATGGTGGGGAAAAAAATTCAAGGGTTCAAAGGAACCACATGTTTTAACTAAAGTAGGGCTACAAGATGTACCAGAAGAAAGAACTACACGTGGGAAATCTGGAACAGATGAAGTATGTTTATTGTCTGGTGCGGACGGCAAAATATATAAAGTAATTGGAACTACTAGTGGAATTGGTACTATATTTAATCATTATAAAGATGAAGAGGATGGCGTAAAATGGAAAGCTGAAACACTAGAATCTGCAGCATTAGCAGGTTTATTTTTTAACCCTCAATCACATCTTACAGCTTTATTAAGTGGAAATGAAAAATCAGCTAAATCAGCTAGAGAAGCTGCAATAAAAGCTATGCAATCTGCATTATCAGATAGTGAGATGATTTCGGGAGGTATAGTAGCTACTGGTATAGAAAAAAATGTCCCTGATTTAATTTTGGCACTTCAATTAGCAATGGGAATGTACACATTCAAAGCAGCTATGGGCATAGGAAAGGCAAAATTTATACATAGAAGAATAAAACAATACTATAAAGCTCATAATAAAAACCCAAAGGTCGGTGAGGCAAAGGGTGGAGGCAAGGTACCTACACCAGACTGTATTATTATTGTTAAAGGTTCACCAGATTCATTAATAGCAAATATAGAAAAAGATACAGTAGAATATGATGGTAAAGGAAAATGTACAACAGCTTCTGGAGATATATTTTATCAAATAAGTAATAAAAAGTCACCAGCTGGTGCACAATTAGGTAGAATTACAGGATTGGTTAAAAAGAGATATGGATTGCCAGGATGGAGTAAGGGTGTTTCATTTATGTTTGAAGAGATTGGTAGATATGAAAATAGTGAATTTTTATTAAACGAAAGTCTAAAAGATTATTTTCAAAAAGGTCTAACATATCTAAAAGATAAATTTTCAAAAACAATATCAGCTGTAAGAGGTAAACTAAAAGGAATAGGCTCATCGATTATATCCTCGCTTAAGAATACTAGTACTGCACCAGCAGAAAAAATACTAAAAGACTTAAGTAAAGGGTTAAAGTTAGAAGAAGCAAAGGAGAATAGTTGGACACATGCACAAAAGATTGCACGGGCATATCACAAAAATGATAGGGCACCATTTAATAAAATAGTAGGTTATGCAACATCAGGCTATTCTACAATTTCAAAAAAGGCAAACTCTAGTAATGGTATATCGCTAACATCTAATTCTGAATCACCAGTAGCTGCTGCACTGCCTACAGGAAATGATGGTGCTAACATTGTAATAAAATTTGTGGTAAACTATTTAGCTTATAATACTATGGATGTAATGATGTCTGGACAATCTGGAAATATAAAGTCTGCTTCTAAAATTCTAGAAGACTTTGTAGAGCTTGAAAAGGAAATGCACTATGGTTCAACAAACCTTCCAGTTATTAAAGTATATATGAGTGAAAAAGGTGAAAATGCTTTTACAAATATGGGTGGTGGAGCAGAATTTAGAGAGAAAAAGTCAAGTATAATAGATGAATTCAAAACAAAAACTATTCCTGGTCTAGTTATAGAATCATCTTTAATTAAGGGTAAGGGATATACAAATAATAGTGTATATGTACTAAATGACTTTCAGCAGAATGGCCCATCTTATACTCAAATTGCATATCGATCTAGTGGAGATAACAAACTTACATTTAGCGTTCAGGGTACAACAACTAGACCTTGGCCGTGGATGTTAAAAAATGGAAAGGTTAAGGCATAATGAAGACACAACTACTATGTACATTCTCAAATAATAAAGCTCTTACAAAGACTGTAGGGCTAATAGTCGAGACGTATGATGTTCTATATAATAAAGTATTTGTCTTAAAAAATACAAAAGATGTTAGAGAGCTAATGTGTACATATAATGTTGAGTCAACAAATGATATAACTATATTAGAAAATACAATATCATTGCACAGAAAGAAAAACACAAATACACTTTATACTATTAATGCATTAAATAGACTAATTGAATCTGTTAACAACGGAGTATTAGATACATCATTCCAAGTTGATTGGGAAAATTATAGAAACTGTATGCTACTAACAAATGATGAAGGCTTGAAAAGAGTAGATACAGAAGTACACGAAATTGTACACATTAAGGTAAAAAAGTGATATTTATATTAAAATAGTTCGTTAGAAATTTTTTTTCTTGCGAGTTATTTATTATATTAATAACAAATAAACAATAACAAATAAAAACTGTCGTATGAGTAAATTAGCAATAGCTATAAGCCTGTTTCTTTCAGGCCAAATTTTAATCTGGTTCCAGGTAAACGGACAATTCAAGTGGAAGTGGTTTGCAGAAAATACAACCATCTTAGCACTAACAGGATTCATTATTTCATATTTATTTATTTATGGTACAAAGTATGCAGTAGATCACTTTGATGGCCTTTTGTGGCCTGGTAGATTTATTGCGTTCGCTGTAGGTATTATATCTTATGCATTTCTAACCTGGTGGATCTTAGGTGAAGGTATTAATCTTAAGACAATGACATCACTTCTATTAGCAACTGCAATTATTTGTGTACAACTATTTTGGAAGGCAGTATAAAAAGATTAATAGAAATTTTCAAGTTAAGGAAATTTTTATTATATTAAAGTGAAATCAATAATAACTAATTAAAAGGAGAAAAAAATGGCAATTGATTTAGATGCAATACGAGCTAAGCTCAACAATTTACAGAGTCAAACGACTCGTACAAACAATTTATGGAAGCCTGAACCAGGCAAAAATCAGGTAAGAATAGTACCTTATCAGCATAATAAGGATAACCCGTTTATCGAGTTATACTTTCATTATGATTTAGGTAAGAAAAACTATTTGTCACCTGTGACATTTGGTGAGGCTGACCCAGTAGTAGAATTTTCTGAAAAGTTAAAAGCTTCAGGTAATTCAGATGACTGGAAACTAGGTAAGAAGATGGAACCTAAAATGAGAACATATCTTCCAGTTATAGTAAGAGGAAAAGAATCAGAAGGTGTTAAATTCTGGGGCTTTGGTAAAACTGTTTACCAAGAACTTTTACAATTTATAGCTGACCCTGACTATGGTGATATTACAGATCTAAGTGGTGGTAGAGATGTTGTAGTGACATTTCATCCAGCAGAAGGAACTGAAAGATTCCCTAAGACAACTATTATGGTTAAACCAAATCAAACTGCAGCAACTGAGGATAAAAATATAGCTGATAAGATTATGAATGGACAACAAGATATCCACGATATCTATAAAAAAGTTGAATATGATACTCTTAAAGGTGCATTACAAACTTGGTTAGATGGTGGTGAAGATGAGGAACAAACTCAAACTACAGCACAGCCAGTAGCAGCTACTGCAGCACCCACAGGTGTTAAGAAGACTGATGATATTGGTGATGCTTTTGATGACTTATTTAACGATAAAAACTAAGGGGTAGTATATGGCTAAGAAAAACAAAAGAGATGATTTGGCAAATGTACTTGCTGACTCACTAAATAAAAAGTTTAAGGACTTTAAGGTTGCTTATTTTTTAGATGGTTCTGAGGATACACCAACAGATTTGACTGAGTGGATAAGTACAGGCTCTTCTGTTCTTGACCTAGCTATTGCAAATAGACCTAATGGAGGAATTCCAGTTG